CACCGAGGTGATCACATCCACAAGCGACTCCAGTGCCGGCACCAGAGTGTAAGCCAGTGCCGCACCTGCCTCAAAGAAGGCCATTGTTGCTTTGCCTTTCAGTTCGTCGATCTGATCGTTAAAAGCCACCGCACTCTCGACCGCATCCTGTGACAGGATATTGCCTGTCGCTTCTGCTTCTTCACCGAGCTGTTTCAGAGCAGCACCACCATCGTCGACAATGCCCGCCATTTCCATCGCAGACTTGCCGAACAGTTCCATAGAGATTTGATCACGCTCTGTCTCGTTCTGGATATTTCCCAGAGCTTCGAGCGCTTCATACCACACGTCGGTCGCATCTCGCATGTTGCCGTTCTGGTCTGTGATAGAGATTCCGAGCTGGTCAAAGACTTTATTTCCGCTCGCCATGTTCTTGGTCAGCTTAGTGACGGATCCCGTCATGGTCTCCATGCTGACATCGACAAAACTGGATGCATATTGTAACTTCTGCAGTTCTTCCACCGAGAAGCCAGACACGTTTGCCAGTGTCAGCAGATCGTCCGCGCCGGTTGCCGCATTGTAGGCCATTGCGAGCATCCCTCCCGCCGCAACACCCGCAGCAGTTGAGATTCCCTTGGTTTTCTCCGCAACCTCAGCAGATGCGGCGCTAACGGCCTGTAATTGAGGTGTGAATGCATTGCCGTACTGCTTTGTCAGATCGTCCAGTTTGGCCGTCGTCTCGACAAGTTCCCTTTGTAAAAGGTCTTGCTGATGCCTGTTCTCTTCAGTATCACCGGCATTCTTTAATTGCTCGAGCGCCTTCTGCAGTTCTTCCTGTCTTTTTTTCGTGTCGGTGACAGCCTTGCCGAGAAGCTCATGCCTCTGCTTCAGAAGATCCACATTCTTCGGATCTAGCTTTAGCAGCTTGTTTACATCCTTAAGCTGAGACTGTGTATCCTTGAGCGATTTATCTACCCCTTTGAGAGATTCGCTCAGCTTGGTAGTATTGCCGCCAATCTCAATTGTTAAGCCTTTTATACGATTACCTGCCATACTGCCTCCTGTTTAAAAGTTTGCGATGTCCTCGGCCGTGGCCAAGTCATCCCATTCATAATCATCATTTGTATGCTCTATAAATATTTCGTAAACCATGCCCATGGTCAGATGGTCAAGGTCTGACATAGACAGGCCTATTTGAATGCATCTTAAAAGAAATAAGGCCGTAGACTCCGGACGAGCCGACGGCCTCATGCGTTTTTTGGTTCAATCTTCACATTCATGGATTCTGCCCATAGCTTAATCACATCAATAGCGAAGTCCTGAACCGGAAAAGCATCAAAGGAATCCAGCCAATCATCGACAGTCACTGGAATCGTTGGATCTGCCTGCCTAGCCATGACATATGTCAGATCTTCAATGATCTCCATGATATCCGTTGTGGCTTCGGCACCTTTGGCTGATGCCTTCTGAATCTTTTTGAAGTCGACCAGAAGGTCACGCCCGAACCAGTTCCTGTATTTCCGTATTGTTGAAGCGGTAGCTTTCAGCTCCACCTCTTTGCCTGCGATGTTGATTGTTTTCCTCATATATCTTCTCCTTTAGTTTTTAAGCAGCTTCAGGAACTGCTGTAAAGAAATCATTGTAAATAGAGTCAGTGCTTACTGCTGAGCCCTGTACCTTGTTGTCGTTGATTCTCGGAAGCGCTGTGACATTGACAACATTTCTGGCAATGGTCGGAGCACTCCCGACTTCTGTTGTCTCGCCTCCAATATCAGGGCGGGACGCTGTAACACGGTAAAATACTGCACGCTTTCCGACTTCTGTTGCGCCTCTGAGCTCAAACTGTCCCATGACAGCAAATTCTTTCGGCTGATCGTCTGCAGCTTCGACAACCAGTCCGTTTGTTGCCTTCGTTCTGCCGAGAACTGTTTCTAGAAAAGCGTCTGCGGCTGCAGTGTCTTCAAATTCGATAGTGCCAGTATAACCGTCGTTTGTTGTTCCGCTGTACCATGCTGTGTTGTCTGCAGACTCAGTAAACTGATTGCCTGCAGCAGTCATGTTCATGTTTTTCGCGCCTGGAATAGCAATCGGTGTCCCATATGTGAGGGCTCCGCCTGCGCCTTCTGTTGCAATAGCATAGTACAGATTTGAGAAACCATATCTGATTCTACCCATCGATAAATACCTCCATCATGTAGAGTGTTTCGTACATGTTTTCGTCTGATAGAAAGTCTTCCTCTTTGGTAAAGACCATCCCGGAATTTAATAGTTTGGCCTCTACTGCTGATTCGACTTCGAAATTCTTGTTTTTTGTATACAATTCAACGTTTAACGAATAAAACTGCGCATAATGCGTGTTGTCTGCTGTCTCCGGTGTCATGCTTGGATAGTAGTAACAAATATACGGAAGCTCAGGGACTTCATTCTCTCGCCATGCCAGGTAGACAACCGGGAAGCCGGTGCTTTCAAGCGTGTCAATAACATCTTTCAGTGTCATTTTAAAAGTTCCTCCATTTTTTCCATATATTTGCCTTCTATTGTGTCATTTACCGGAGCCACGAAGTTAAAGTCTTTCGTGCGTCCGCCGTTCTGCGTAGCATGTCCAAACTCGAGCAAGTGCGTGAGTCCTGGGTTCTTTTTGGCACCAATAACCGCCTCGACTGAGATGCGTGTCGCTGTGACCTCGTTTCCGATTCCGCTCCGGTACTTTCCAGATCCTCCAAATGTGCCGGATTTTTTAAGCTCTTTCGTTGCCTGTTTGGCAACATCGCGGATTGCGGTCTCGTTTGCCTCGATTACTTCGTCGCCGTACTCGTCAAGCATTTCCATGACAGCGGACTGGAAATCAGCCGGCTTTATTGTCAGCATTGCCTTTCCTCCGTTCGGCATACAGCTCAATCGTGTCGTTTCTGCCGAAGTATGTCCTGTAAATACGGTAATACTTGCCGTTATATTTGATCTCGTCCTCGTCGTTGTAGTCGTAGCGGAAAGTCGTAAATCTAAGCTCCGGATTCAGGCCATTCCGTCCGCCTTCAAAAAATTCTGAATACGTAACGGAGTCGACCTGGACAAAGATCTTTTTTTCGCTTCTCTGTTCGACCTGGATGCCGTATTCGTTTTGAACCCAATTTTTAGAAACGAGATAAGCAATACTGGATCTGTCCATACCGCTCACCCCCACGTCGTGTATCCGGAGGTGATCTGGAGCTGTGCCTTCTGCTCGTCGTACATCTTCTTCAGATGGTCGGGATCGTCCGGAGTCCCGAAGTGCAGACAGCAATATGTGACCACCGCCTGGAATACGAGGGGGCTAGTGATCAGCGCACGCTCTCCGTCAACACCGGCAATTCTGAGATCCTCAAGTGCCGCATTTGCAAGCCCTTCGATCTGCTCGTTGAACTCAGGATCCACGACTCGCATGCTGTCCTTGATTCGGTTTAAAATAAAAAGCTCCATGTTTACCTCCAGACCGCTTTAATTGCGGTTCATTGCGTTATACAAATCTCTTGTCACGACATAATGGCCGACATGGCCGCACTCGATACGCGGATCGAGAACAATGTCATATCCACACTGTTTGGCTCGCCAACAAAAAGCGATGTCCTCCCCTGCATTAGGCATCGGGAAGAACGGATCGCCATATTTAGCCATCACGCTGACAAGCACATCAGTGCGCATTAACACGCACCCGAATCCTACTCCGTCAACCTTGAAAGGCTTGTCCGGAATATCTGTGAGTTCTTCCGTGATCGCCTGTTCGCCGTTCAGATCCACCTTTAGAAAAGCGACGGGACGATACGGCGGAACACGCCTGTAGTAAATACCGGACACGATCGGAGCCTGTTCTTCTTCCATTGTCTGGATCAGCCTCGTCAGCGTGTCCGGTTCAAAAGTCATATCAGAGTCAAGCCAGAGCACATAGTCCGCTCCCATCTTGATCGCCAGTTTTGCCAGTTCGTTCCGCGCGATATAGACCAGTGATCCGGTCTTGATTGCAACAGCACAGTCGTCGTTTTTGTTCAGCATCGCGAGGCTTTGTGCGAACTGAATCGGGACAGTGTCCATCGATGGAATAAGTATCAGTGTGCTCATGTCTTTTCCTTTCTGATAGCTTATTTCGTTACTTTAACGAATGCGTTCGGTGCTACGATGCCGATACCGACATATTCACGGCCGATAAATCTGACGAGGTCAGATGTTGCCAGTGTGTAGTCGTCTCTCTTAACCGTGATCTCGTCGCCATTCGGGAAGTTAGCGAGTGCGCCATGTCCCAGGTCGCCGACGATCATATATGTATCGCCTGTGGATGCGGCAGAGAATGCCTTGATGCTGTTGTTAAATACAACCTGCAAGCCTTCAAACGGATCGACATTGAATTTGTTTGCATACTGTGCCTTCTTCATTTCTCCCCATGTCAGCTTGTTCATAAGAACAACAGGGTTTGTTGCTTCATCGCTGAGGTTTGCCATAGCTTCGGCAACTGTTCCGATTGTGACTGTGGATGCTGTGATTACAGGAACAGCGACGGATCCTGTTGTGGATGCAGTGCCGCATGCCTCGATCTTAGCGATGACAGTGTCAGCCGCTTTCTTGGCAATTCTGTATGTCAGCTCGTCATAGATATATTCGAGATATG